AAGTACTTCCTGAACCTCCCTTACAAGTTCCATCACAATATCCAGAACATCCACCAGTACAGTTAGTAGAGCAAGAACCACCACAAGAACCACCACATCCACCAGATGATGAATGAGTGCAGTCAGTAGAACAAGAAGTTCCGCATCCATTACTACAAGCCATAAGCCTCACCTTCCTTTCAGTCTTTTATTCATAAGTAATCCAAATATCTCCATTTTTTCCGTCACTAGCTGCAGGTTCCGTTGTTGAAAGATGAATACCTATTTCAGCTAACGACCAACTTACGTTTCCAGATCCATTTACAGATTTACTTGTATTTCCTACAGTAACGGTTCTTGTTGTTCCCCAATTAGCAGTAGTAATATTAGCTGTACCATCAAAATTCGTACCATTAATAGTTCGTGCGGTTTTTAGTTTTTTAGCAGAGCCGCCACTACCTGTTCCGTGAAATATAATCGGCATAGTTAAGCCCTCCTTTTATAAATCTATGTGTTTCCAACCAGAGTTCGTTTTTACGTATAATCCATATTGTGTTGGGTTCAAATTTGTAATTCTGCAGAATCCACTGCCTGTGTGACCAGTTTCTGCTGATCCTGTAGGAGAAGTAAAAGAAGTGTTTCCTGCGATAGTCTGAGCATTTGTGAGATAATGAGTAGAATTTAGTAGACATCCGTTAGGGTAATTTTTAGCTGTAGAAGAGGTATAAACATATCCTGAGCCTCCTCCACCCCAACGTCCATCAGAGTCAGAATCACTGTCATAGGCTCCACCACCGCCATACCAGCCGCCTCCGCCACCACCACAAGAGTAGCCTGAAGCATTTCCGCCTTGACCAAAAGTAGCCTGAGTGCTCGTGCTCCATGTTTTGCCACCTGCAGTTTGTGAGGCACTACCACCACATCTATTTTGACCTATAGTATAAGAACCAGTGGTATCATTGTAATATCCATCTCCACCATATTCTCCACCGCCACAACCACAAGGATTAGCATTGGCACTTGTTACACCAGCTCCGCCGCCACCTCCGGCTACGATAACTCTTGAATATAGAGAATTTTGACCTATACGAACATCTGTAGCTCCTCCACCACCTCTACCAGAAGAAATACCAGTTCCTCCACCATTGAATCCTGCAGCAGTAGAAGAGGAAGATCCAGCTCCGCCAACAGATATATAAACAGTAGTCGTTTTAGTAAGAGTAATTGTGCCTTTGGAGTAACCACCATATCCGCCAATGCAACCACTGTAAGTTCCTCCTTGACCACCCCAGCATTCTATTGTATACGTACCTGGTTTTAGAGTTTTAGATTGTACTGAACCTGTATAATTAAAATCCATTATGTTGTTCTTAGCATGAGTAAGATATATTACATCTGATAATTTAGTGATTTTTACATGTCCATTACCAGAATGACCAGTTTCTGTAGAACCAGAAGGAGCAGGGAACGATTGATCTCCGGCAATAGTTTGAGCATTAGAAAGATAATAAGAAGAGTTAAGTAAACAACCATTTGGATAATTTGAAGCAGTGACAGAAGTGTAGACATAACCTGATCCACCACTAGAACCGCCCGTATATCCGGCTCCGCCACCTCCATACCAGCCGCCTCCACCGCCAGAACCGCCTTCTGAAGAACCGGAACCATTGCCACCTATACCAAAAGTGCCAGCTGTGGGCATTATATTGTAAGCTGAAGTATAAGCTATTCCTCCTGCTGTTTGAGTACTATTGTAAGATGAATTATAGTTTGATAAGCCTAATATTCCACCGCCAGCGGCACCTTTAATTGTCCATCCTGTTCCAGAACCGCCGCCTGCAACAATTACTCTTGCATATAATGAATCAGTTCCGATCCTTATATCCGATCCACCGCCACCAGAACCTCCGGAACCACAAGTATAATTTGACCCACCGCCGTTAAATCCACCATTAACAGTAGAATAGCTACCGGTATTTGATTTAGTTTGTCCTTTTCCACCAGAATATATATATACTTTTTGTGTTTTACTTAATGTAATGGTGCCAACACTATATCCACCAAGACCACCAACTGCATTTATATTAGAATTACCATTAGATGATCCATTCCCACCTTGAGCGCCCCAGCATTCAAGTTTATATGTACCAGGAGCCAATGTAGCAGTTTGAACCGAACCAGTATAATCAAAATTCATAACAGAACCATTATAATTAGCAGATCCAACGCCGTACATTTTGTTATTATTTAATTTGAAATAAAAAGCAGTAGCCTTTTTCATTGAATTGTTTATTCTGGTATATAGCGCCGTATTCTTGCATTCAATAACAGTAATTCGACAATAGCCGTTCCCAGAGTGCCCTGTCTCAGATGAACCTGTGGGAGATGTAAAAGAAGTGTTACCTGCTATGGTTTTAGCAGCAGATAAGTAATAAGAAGAGTTTAATAAACAACCTGACGGGTAATTAGAGGCTGTAGCAGAAGTATAAACGTAACCAGATCCTCCAGGAGAGCCAGATGTGTCACTTCCACTGCTACCGGTAGCTGGAGTTGTTTGACCACCGGCTGGATAAGCACCATACCATCCACCGCCACCACCTCCACCATCATAGGAAGTATGACCACCGATTCCAAAATATCCACTTGGAGCAGTTTGACTACCAGGTGTTCCAGAACCTGAAGTTCCGCCAGTTTCACCGCCACCATATCCGCCAGTTTCGTTGTCTTCACCGCCACCTCCGCCACCTCCAGCTACGATAACACGAGCATACAATGAATCGGCACCAATACGGATATCGGATGATCCACCGCCACCACCAGCACCTTCGCTTGTGCTGGAAGCCCAAGATGAACCACCATTAGGAAATCCACCATCTGCTTTACCGTTGCCACTTATGCTACCAACTCCACCAGTATAAATATATATAAGTGTTTTTTGGTTTAGTGTAATAGTTCCAGCGGAGTATCCACCTTTTCCGCCCATACCAACCTCTATTCCTGAATTAGAAGAACTGTATCCTCCTTGAGCACCCCAACACTCCAACTTATATGTACCTTTAGGAAGTGTTACAGTTTGGACAGTACCAGTATAATCAAAGTTTAAAATATCACCAGTTTTAATATTACTCATCGCCATACACCACCCACATATCACCAGGTTTACCATCAGTTGTCTTAGGTTCTTCAGTAGAGAATGTCACATTTCTCAACTGAGATTTCATAATATCTGACTGATAAGCAGTTACAGCTCCATTAACGACCGGTTTATTCTTCAATCCATTGTAATCAGTTGTACCCGGATCACCTTTATCTCCATAAACACCTATAACGGTTGCATCTGTATACAAATGATTATTGTTTGTCAAAACAAATTCATGATAACACCACAAATATTTATTTGTAGATGTCATAACTTGAGCGGAAGTCGCCCATCCAGTAGTTGATCTGGTCACTCCCTGCGATTTAGGACTTGCAAGATAATGAGGGATAACACTTGAAATTCCAACTCCCTGATCACCTTTAGGTAATGTAAAATTCAATATAGCATCTGTATCAGTACCAGAATTAGTTACCGCAGCCGAAGTACCTGTTTTAGCAGTACCAATTTTAATAGTTGCATTCTTACCAACTCCGG